GTCGAGGAAATCTAACTCGATCTATCGGACCATACCTCGGTATGGGCTGTAACTCGCAGCCTTCAACTGCACATAACCTCTTTGCGAATTGAGTTTCGGAGAGGTGTAAGAGATGTAAAATCACTTTTGTTGTTGGGAGACCCATTGGGAAACCCCAATTCATTGGTCCCGTCCAAGTATGGGACGTCGCAGTCCCCTGAGGGTTGTAAGTTACGAAAGTTTCTTTCGCATTCATTGGTAGTGAAATGAGTTTCCCTACCAAATCTCCGTAAGCTTCAGGAAAGCCTACAAACTCGGTCAATGCAATATAATGCATTGTTCCAATATCCTTTCGGATAAAATCCGTCGCTTCTGTCCAATCAGTTGACAGAATATACGTGTCCGAACATTTCTTGCCAGATTTGTCGTACAAAAATCTTGACCCTTTTCTTAAAGAAGTCAATTGTTTCTGGAACTCCCATGCATCCGCAGTTCCAATCAATCCATTCCTATGTGAATCGATTCCCGCAAGTATAGATTGCAGGATTTCAGCAGCCACCATCACTGCCCAAACCAAAACTCCATGAGTTTTGGTTAAGTCCCTCTCTTTGAGAGGTTCTGAAATGTGCACAATGCTAGCATCGAGCACTTGCACGGTTATGGGTTGACCATTACCATCAATGAATTCATGGAAAAACTCTTGTTCCATGAGCTCCCTTTCAACTAAGTAATTAATACAAAGCTGTACAGATGCCCAAAATAGGCATGTCGCAATATTCTCTGAATTTGCTTCCTGAACCTCCGGGACCTCCAAACGGTCACGGATGCTAAAATCCTCCAAGGATCTTGTAGGAATGAAATTCTTTCCATTCCTTAGTGCATTTAACAGCACTCTGGCGGCTTCAGGCTTGCCACCCTGAGTCACAGTATATGTAACATCAGCACTTGGTTTTATCGTTAAACCAATTTTTCCCATCGCTTCAGAAAATATCTGAGCAGATTTCTTATCTCCATCACGTCGTGTTTGGAGAAGATTTGGTACTATACCATTCACGGTTAGTCCTTGATTCACAAGTAGCTGTATTAGCTTTAACTTGCCACTGTCTGTTTCCACAGCTTCTTCAGAAGCCTTATTGCGGAATTCTTGGTGCTTTTCCATCTTTCGATGGTTTGGCATGTATCCCATTACTCTGTTTTGATAAAGTAAGTTTGTCCGAAAACCCCACGCATGGGAGTCGGTATAATCACTGTCATAGTGTTGACGCTGATAAGCAATTTCATCTCTTAATTTTGCATAGAGGGGTCGATAAAATCCCTCGAGAGCTTTTGATTTAAAATCATAGTTCAACCACTCCATCCTTGCGGGTGGATTGGACTTCGCACATGAGAATTTAATCCCATTGTTGATTTCTTTACATTCCATTACTGGACTATAGAGTTTGTTGAATACTCCTGTTGAGTAATCAGCTGTTTTTGCATAATCGAAGAAAAATTCTGCAAAAAGAAATTGTGTGTGTTTCGCAACATTCACATATCCATGGCTTTCCATTGGAAAAGCTAAGAACATTTTGACTAACAATCCGTTAATACAATGGAAGGTCTGTTGTAAAACTGACCTAAGTCGCGCAAGAGTCTGACTCTTCGCAATTGACCTCATATGGTGAATCATGAAGTCTCTTCGAGGACTGGTTCGGAACCAGTACAGTAAATCACAAGCAGCTAAAAGCTGTTCGAGTGTGAGGGTTTGCCAACTTCGGCCTCCCTCAGTGCACTCAGTCACTCCGACTGAGTAAGAGGAATCTAAAATTCCTCTGTGATCACCGCAGAATTGAATCTGGGTCATCTTTAGACCATTACAGGGTCTTGGTTCCGTAACATCTTTACAGATGTTAAGGGTTTTTCCAGATATTTTAAGAACCTGGAGAAAACAAATGATAGGAAGGTTTGCCTTCCTACATGGACAGTCTGGATGAACAGGCTGATCAGTAAAGGTTTTCATATGATTACCATAATAGCTGCAGTTTTGCTTCTTGCAGCCAAACGTGTTTCCACACCGTAACGTGTGGGTCACTCCAATCTGATTTGGATCGGAATTTCTTGCCCTATAGATTTTAAGGGTATCGAAAGTCGTGCACAGTGGAACTGTGGACGTATGGCAAGCCACAATGGCTGCCGGCGGAAGGGTACTGTTTATAGTACCGTTCGAGGATGCTTCTGAGAGCATAGTAAGATATTCTGAACCAGGGTCCAGGGTTGTTGCACAAGATAGGC